CCCATTCCAACTCCCCTCCCCCGTCACCGGCGCCGTACCCGTATAGGTGCCTGTGATCGAAATGTTCGCCTTACCATCACCGCCCCGCTGAAACACCTGGTACGATTTTGGCGCGCTAATTGTCAACGCTGTCGCCATGTCATGCCTCCCATCCTGCCAGGTCCAGCGTCATGTTTGCACCCGCGCTCGCCTTGGCATACAGCGAATAACCAGGCAGACAGCTCAGTGGCGTGCGCAGCCCACTCGCCAGCCCACCATTCGCCCCCAAGTAGTGCGGCCCCCACAGAGGTGCACCGAGTTTGTAATGGGTGTCCCACACACTCGCCGCCTTGCTCGCTGTGTACCAGGCACACATCGCCAACCGCCCGCCCATCCAGTTTGCCCCCGCCCCCGCATTATTCCAATAGGCAAGCGAAAAATTATCCACCGCGCTGTAAACGTTGTTATACCATGCCGCTGTCGAGTCGTTGCCATTCGCGTAAGTGATCGCCACCCGCCGCCCATTCACATAGCACTCCAGCCCGCTGCCATCATGCTGCCACACCAGGTGCGTCCAAATCTTAGCACCGATCAACGTCTCCGCAGTAGCGTTCCACAAAAAGCCGCTGGCAGTGTTGCGCATCGTCAGGTTCGGCTTATAGGTAGACAGCACCGAAAATCGCATGTAATCGTTCGCCGCCGCCTCATCTGTCGCCGCTGCAATCACCTGCGTGCCCGCCGGTGGCGCAGTCATCCACAGCCAGCACTCAAATGCCCCCACTGTCGTCGATGCCAGCTTGGTGGCAGTTTTAAAGGCATGCGCCGTGCCATTAAACTCCACCGCACTGCCATCCGCTGTCACAAGCGAACCAGAGCCATAGGTTGGCGTGCCCACCGCCGTCAATGTCGCAGAACCCACCGAGTCCACCGCGTTACCGCTGGCATCATCCAGCTTCCACACATTCGCCGCCCCATCCGCCTGCAATTTCGCCAGATAGTCAGCCTTTCTTGCCTGCCACAAACTCAGCGCCGTCGCTGCATCCGTCGAAAAAGCCATGTCCAGCAGCCTCACGCTCTTGGCTGTGTCATAGGGTGCAGGCCACGCCGTCGTAGGGTTCCACAGCAGCCCATCCCCGTGCAGTTTCTGGTAGACAGGCGTCAACGCAGCAGGGAAGGGCGAAACATCCAACGCCCCTTGATCAGAGGGCAACGTCACTGCCAGCGAATTCGCCGCGGTCTTCTGCCCCAACGTCGAGGGCAGATTGCTTACTTTCTTAACAGATGAATCAAAGGCGCTCATTCAACATCTCCAAGCATTTCCAAGCACTCAAAAAAATGACAAAAATTAAACTAAGCCACTGACAGATTCGGTTTCACCGTCACATTGCCGTCGCTGTTACGTGTCACCGCCGTCTGCGTCACCGTCTTAGATGACAACGAATGCGTGATTGTATACGCGTCGATTGCCTCCCACGTCGTGTTGATCGTGGTTGCTGTAAAGGTCCCGCCGCTGCCATCAGGCCACAGCACCGTCGCCGTGCTCACAACATTGGTATAGGTGACGTGATACGTAATCGACGCCAGTTGATAGGCTCCACTCTCAGCCCAGGCGATCAACTGGTTGCCCGAAATCGTTGACCCACCGGTGATCTTGATCAGGTTGGCGTTGACTTCGTTGATCGCATTCGCCACCACCTTGTTGGTCGTCGTCAACGCGCTCAATTGCCCCAATGCCGCATCGATCTGCCCAATCGGAGTATTCACAACCCCCGCATTCGCAGCCGCCCCGGTCGAAATTGGCGAATGATTAAATGTGCTCATCTATGCCCACCTGTCCCGAAATGCCACGCTCACCTGCGCACCCGTATAGGTGCCCGTCAGCGTCGTTGTAATCACCGTATTACCCGGCTCCAGATAGAGCCAATTGCGCAGGCTGTGATTGTTCCCAAGCGAAAAATTTCGATAAGCGTCTGTGCCATTCACCTGCACAGATCTGCTGCCACAATCCACAACCAACGATTGCCCAGCCGCCACCGTCGTCAGAATCTGCCAATCAATCCCAGTGCCCACCACAGCCACATTCGAGATCGTGCCACTGCCCGCCGTAACGGTCAGCACTGCATCCTCCACCGGCAGGTTGCCACTGTTCAGCAGCGTCAGTCCCGCACTCGCACTCGCAAAGGTCGTCTGAAAATCTGTGGCATCAAACGTCAGCCCATCATCCAGCACTTCCCCACTGTCAAAGCGCCAATCACTGTGCGAATTTCCCCGCCAGGGTCCCAACTGCAAAAAATTAAAAATAAGTTCAAAATGATAACTATGCTCAACACTGCGCTGCACATCCACACTCACCAGCCTGGCCAGTGCCTGCTGCACAGTCGCATCATTGTTGGCAGTGCGATACAACCACTCCCTCTGCCCAGTCAACGCCCGCAGCCCATCAAATTCAGTGCGCAGCGCAGCCAGCGTGCTCTGGCTCACAATACCCTGATAGCGCACCGGCATTGGAAACTTCGCCGGTGCCCGTTGTGAACCGTAGCTATCCCACACATCCGCACCCACGCTCAAAATACCACTACCATCCGCGGGCACAGTCCCCAACGTATACTCTGTGTTGTAAATGGGCAGCGTCACTGCTCCGAATCTCGTGATCGAATACATCAGCGCACCCCCATCCCAACCGCTCGCAGCCCAGACAGCAGCCCATCACGACTCGCCCGGCGCATAGTCTCAGCGTCAACCGCCCCGCTGAAATGCTGATTGATCACCACGCTGGCCCCACCGGCCCCAGCCGCCACCGGTGCCCCAAATGCACCCGCAGGAATCGCCACACCATCCATCACATTGCGCAACCCTGCATTCACATCCACAGTCAGCTTTCCCACATTGCCTGCAATGCCCTTGGCAATCCCCTGCACGAATGGCATGCCAATGCCCTCTTCAGCCTTTTTCGATGGCGAGTTAATCCCAAGCCAACTAGTTGCAGAGTCATAAGCATTCTGCACAGCCCCCAAAGTCGCATCGTAAATCCACGATGCCCCACTATTGATCCCATCTCGAATCCCGCCCATGATATTGGTGCCAATGCTCGCCCAATCAAACCCGAATACCAACCCCATCAGCGCCTCCAGTGATGCGCTAAAGATGATCTTGATAGTCTCCCACAGCCGGGTCACAATCTCCTGCAACGTTGCCCCTGCCTTGTCCCACTCTCCATTCAGCAGTTGCAACACCAACGTCACCAGGTCCAGCACAGTCTTCAGCACAGTGTCAATCACGCTCAACACAACCGACATAAAGCGATTAACCACCGTCATGATCTGCTCACCGTGGGCAGTCCAAAACGCCCCAATCGCCCCCAGAATGCGCTGCACAATCTCTTGGATTCTGGGTAGATTCTCATCAATCCACGTCTTAAAATACGACATAGGACCCGTGCCATCATTCTCCACACTGGCACCCAGCGACCGAAACCATGTCATCGCCGTTGTGATGGCAGACCCCACATTGCTGGCAAATGAGACCAACGCACTGATCGCCTGCGCAATAAACGCCACAATCGGTTGTAGCGCACTCGGGAACAGCCCCAGCGCCTCACGTGCCTCACTCGAACCAGCTCCAGCGTCCAGAATCGCCCCAATAAAGTTGCCAACCACATCCACCACCGCAGTCACCGCAGGCACAATTGTGTTCTGCAGAACGGCTGCCAATGGTGGCAACACCATCTGTGCTAACTGATTCATGGTGTCGGTGAATAACAACATCACCGGCAGCAGCGCCGTGCCCACCGTCGTCTTCAGGTTTGTCATCTGCGCATCGAGAATACGCTGCTGATTCGCCAACCCACCACTGGTCCGCGCAAAGTCCCCCTGCGCCGCACCCGTCTGCGCATAGATTAAGGCCTACGCGGCCAGTACCTTCTGCTGTGGCGTCAACGCTTCTTTCGTCGTCTTGATCAGCCCCAGCTCCAACGCCTTCTGCCGCATACTGGCATCGTCCAACAACACCCCATACGCCCGCAGCGGCTCACTCTCCCCGCGCAGCGCCGCCCCAATCGCGTTGATCGCCTGCTCTGGCGTCGTGTTGTTGAAGCTGGCCAAATCAGATGCAAGCCCCACGAAATCGGTCGAAAACTTGTTGAGGTCGTCACCCCCCAACCCAGCAGACTTCCCAAATGTCGCAAAGGTCGCCGCCGCATCCAACGCCTGCTGTTTGCTCTGCCCCAACGCAGAATCAGCCGTCTCAGCCCACTTCAACACCCCGCCCGCCGCATCCCCGAAGATCACACCAATCTTGCTCGTCGTCTCACCCATGTCAGACGCCGCACCAATCGCATCTTTCATGTACGCAACCGAACCACGCAGCGCATCCGCAGCCAGCCCAACGATCCCTTGCCCAATCCCCTGGAATACGCCCTGCATCACAGAGCCCATCGTCTTCGAGCGCTCTTCCATGCCGCTGGCAGTCTCATTGGTAGCCGTCTGTGCCTTATTCAGGTCGCTCTTCAGCGAATCAACATCCGCTGCCAGCGCCACAATTGCATCAGCTAATTTTACCGCCAATCTCAGCTCCTAAATCGACGCCCATCAAACTCAGCATTTCCGCAGGTGGCACCACATCACCACCCGCACCATTCCCCATCGCCTGCGCTACAATCTTCATCAGCATCGCCGCCTGCAATTGCGCCAAAAACATCTGGCGCACCGTGTAGGCCTCAACCAACTCAACCAACTGCACGGTTTCAAACTCATCGCTCCAGCGTCCCCACTGGCTCAGGCACAGCTCATCAATATCTACCTGGTGGCTTCCCCACTCCCGAACCTCGCCACCAGAGATGCGAGTTGACCAAAAGGGTAGGCGAGTTTCACAACCTCGATAAACGCACTCAGCAACTCCGAGTCATAGCACTCAGCCTCAATCCGCTCCCGGTCTTCCGCCAGCACCGCTGCATAGCCAAACAGCAGCTCGACAATCGTATCAGTGGACCCGATCAGCGTACTGCCCACACTGCGCACCAGCAATGCCAACGCCGCGCCGCTGCTGATGTCAGTGCCTGGCGCAGACTCGATCAGCGCAGAAACATCCCCCAACTTTTCCTGCACAGATTTGCGCCACTCCGCAGCCTTTCGGCTGGGTAATTCGTTCAACGTATATTGCACCCCGCCCAGGGTAACGATAGCTGTGCGCATTATTCGCTTGTCGCCTTCGCGGTCGCAATCTGCATAATCAGGATCTGCTTGCCAACCGTCTTGCTCGTGTCAGCCAACGCCTTGATCTGGATCGGAATGCCCGCCGCCGCCTTCTTGCTAAATTCCAATTTCCCATTTAGCTGGATGGTGCACTTATAGAAAAAGATGCGCACCGGCAGGTTGATCGTGCCGTCCACCTTCATCAACCCTTCGAATCCCACCGTTTTTTCAGTAATGGTCGTTTTCCCGCCAGCTTCCACCGTGGTTTTACCGCGCACACCAGAGCCCGCCACCACAGTTGTCACTGTCCCATCCAGCGGCAGATTGAGATTGGCACCGCTGATCTCAGCCAGCGTTGTCTCGATCATTGCCGTCTCTTTCGTGCGCAGTCGTTTCACCGGGTTGGTGAGCTGCTCAACCTCCAGCTCAAACAGTTCCTGGTCATACTGTAGCGAAACCGGTGTCAGGGTATAGCCCATGTTTGTCCAGTTCCCGCCCCACGCCGTCCCATACTGCACCGTGTCAATCGCTGGCAGCGCCTCCCCAACTGGGGCACTGTAAATCGTCGCCGGCGCAATGATAATATCTGTAACAGCCATACATACCGTCCTTTTCTACATCAACACAACAACTGCGTCATAGGTCAACAGCACCGCATACACATTCAAATCGGTGTCAAATGCTTCCTGATAGCTCGCCTTATACAGCGATCGCAGCGACACCCCCGTCGCCTCCCCGCGCAGCCCTTCCAATTTTCCATCCACCGCATCAGCCAGGCCATGAGCGTCGTTTTTCTCCCTCGCAAAGCACGAAGCATTCACCGTTGTCGAATGGATTGGTGCAGTCCCATCCACGCCCGGCAATGAGCCAATGTCATACGAGATGCAAGGGCGATCAATCTCCTGCGGAATCACGCCCGGATAAATGCGCGTGCCAGCAATCGCCGTCACCCCAGCATCTCCAGCCAGAGCAGCATAGATAATCTTGCCAAGGTCCATCATGCTGGCATCCCACCCTCTAAATCTTTGCGCACCACATCACTCAACGCCTGCACAAACTGTGTCTTTGTGCTCTCAACCGCATCCGCCAGGAATGGCCGTGCTCTCATTCGCGGAATCGTCACCCGTGCCCGGTATCCAATCCCCGGTATCTTCAGCGCACTCTGAATCTTCAGCCTGCCCGATCTCAGCTCGCCCTTAGCCCGTCGCACCGATGACCCGCCGCGCTTCCGCATCGCCTTGGGCGCAATATTCTTCTTGCGCCCACTGTCTTCAAACAAATTGCTATACCACGCCGCAAACGCCACCATCACAGCATCAGGCCGGTGTACCGTCGCCATGATCTTCTGAATATTCTTGCGGTCCGCTGGTCCCTTCACATAGTTATCCCGCTGCCACGCAAGCACAAACCCGCTTTTCGCCAACGTCCCCGACCTGTGTGGTGCCCGTCCCCGCGCAGCCTCCAGAATCACCGTCCCGCCCGCAAACAAGCCCTCTGGCGTGGATTTCTCGACGATATCCATAAACTCATCGCCATACCACGCCAAATCAACCACATTGCGCCGCAGGTCCGTTCTCTTCTTCACTTTGCGAGCCATTACAGTGGATCCCCCACAATCTCAGAACATTTCAAAATCAGTTGCCGTTGACGATTATCGCTCTCCACAATGCTGAGCACCTGGAGCACCTTATCTCGCCACACCACCCGCATCGCGGGCGAAAGCCCAGCCATATAGCGAATCAACACACTGTGCGAAATCGTCGCCACCACCTGGTCCACCGAACTCTCCACCTGCTCAGTCCCATCCGTGCTGCGCACATCCGCCCAAACAGTCGCAGAGACAACCCAGGTCGCCACCTCAGCCCCGAAAGCATCCCGCACCACCGATTTTTGCTGTATTGTCACCCGCTCACGAAGCTTACCCGATTGCATCAGTATCGAAATCCTCTGTACTCATCCAACAGGCCATCCACAAAGGGCATCTCCAGCACACCAGACACACCAGGCACCGGAATTGCCGCCTCACGGTTCTCAAACAGCGCCCCGATCAACAGCAACATATACTGCCGCACAGCCGCGGGCACAGCGGCCGCATCTCCCCAGCCCGTCACATACTCCACAACAACCGGATACATGCGCCCACTCAGCTCAGCCGTTGGCCACGCCTGCCCGTTGGCTAGAGCCAACTGCGCATCACAGCCAGCCTCAGGCACCAGCGCATACACCGTCGAAGAAACCGTCTGCTGCACATCAGACGAGTCATACCACTTCACGCTCACAATCGACTGAATAGGATGCCGTGGCAGCAACACCGGTCCCGCAGGCCAGCCAGTCAGATATAACCGCCACGTTTGCGTGCAGCAACTCAACCAGCCCAGCCGCTCCGCCTCCTGGCGTGCTGTCAAAATCAGCGAGTCAATCAGCGTATCCTCGTCACTGCCATCCACCCGCAAATGCAGTTTCGCCTCACCCAGGCTCACCGGCTCCTCAGTTGGCTCAACAATCCGCCGCGCATCCAGAATCAGGCTCATCGTCGTTTGCGCCCCACAGTCGCAGTTTCAGCCGTTGCCACCACACCCTCATCACTAATCTCTGGCGCAACAGCCACCGCCCGGTTCAACGCAATCAATGACGCAGCGAGACTTGGTAACACATCCACCACCTCACCCACGTCCCGATGTTGGCCTGCCACCAATATCGCCTCTGTAATCCGCACTCGTCGCAATTGCATAAACCACTCCCGCCCCAACGGGGCACCCTACGTCACCCCACGGGCATCGCCCTGGGTCGCAGGGCGATGCCTAACGCTCTCTTACTATGTCGTCAGCGCATCCAACATCGCCGCAAACGACTCAGGGTGCCGCACCGCAAAATCAGTATCCTGCAACGAAATCACACGCACCGCACCGGTTGTGCCATTGGTGTAGGGGTCAACCAACAGATCCAAACCACCCCACATGCCCATGAAAAGGTCAGCCCAGTTTCCAAAGAAGATTGCAGAGCAAACTCCCGAGCTGGTGCCCTTTGTCAGAGCGCTGCTTACCTGGTTGCTGATCGCCACATCATAGCCATTGACCTGTGTAGCATTCACACCCCAGACCATACCCTGATCGGTCCCAATCACCGTGTTTTTCAGCTTGCCGCGCACCTTGGGATTGGTGATGTATTTGGTCATTCCTACATCAGCATTGGCTACCGCAACCGCTGTTTCCAACGCCACGATGTTTGCCCATGTTGGTGCTGCACCATTTGTGCCACCTGCGACACTGCCAATCCCACTGGTCGCCGCCACACCTGTCGGTTGATTGCTGCTACCGCTTCCGTGCAGGCCTGCCCGGTCGATCTCTAGACCAAGGATGGTAGCCAGGTCGCTGCGCACAAGCGCCTCGACATCGATTGACGATTGCTTGAGCAGTTTGCGACTGTAGTCTACAAAAGCCCCAACGGTTTTTGGGGTCATTGTCACCTGATCAAACGCCTGCTGGCTCTCAGTCGGTGCACCATTCTCCGCCACCCAATACGCCGTCGCTGCACCAGTTTGGCGAGGAATGGCAATATCACCCACCAGGCCGCTCAACACAGTCATCCCACTCTGCATCAACACAGCCCGATTGCGCAGCAAATCAATAAAATTCTGCGCCAGCAGGTTGGTGGCAACTGTATATCCGCCCGCCGTGTTGGTTCCCTTCGTCAGGTCGCGCTTTTCGTTTTCCCCGTAGGCGAATTCGTAGGGAATGAAAAAGCCCTGGGGCGAAAATCCCAGCCGCTTAGCAGTTGCTTCGCTTGCCTCCAACTCCATGCGCGCATTGCGCCAATCCCCAGTAATAAAGGCATTGATCGCATTCACCAGCGAATAGCGCCGCACCTCGCCCTCAGTCATGCCAATGGCAGGCGCTTGTGGTACTGGTTTGGCAGCCCGTCGCTGTGGCAAATCCTGATCAGCTTCCAGCGCCTGCAATTTGCGCTCGCGCTCGATTTTGCCGTCAAGGGATTCAGCGGCACTCACCAGATCGGCATAACGCTTTTCCTCATCTGCATTCAGGTCGCGCTTTTCAGTTTCAGCGCTCTCCAGCAATGCCCGTGCCTGGGTAAGCTTGGCTGTGCGTTCATGCTGCCAACCCAAAATCTTGTTTTCCATACAACCTCCCGGTCAAAGAATTTGACCAAATAACTGGAGCCGTCGTTTCCGTAGCCCCATCCGATACAACTCACCATTCTGATTTAGCCGCTTTTCCACCCACCGTGGAAGGGTTGGCAACTCCTCAAATTTATCGTCAATCCGTGCCTCCGCAGTTGTCTGCGGATAAGCCGGAAATGTAACCGGACTCACTTCGTGCAATTTCAGCCGTTTTAATGTGCGGATGATCTGCCCCTCCGCATCCTCATACCACTCATCACCGTATGGCTGCACATCAAACATCATCGATTGCTGGCTCACATCCCCACGCCCCACCGAGATCAGCGCATCACGCCCCGCCTGGGTATCCGGTGGCAAGACTTCCATAAACAGTCCCGTGCCATCCTCTCTCAGTGTCAGCGTGCCATTGCGATTGCGACCGAGCACCATATCTGCGTTGTGATTCCACAGCGATCGAATGTCATCATTGGCAATCGTCTCGCTAAATGCACCAGGTGCAATTTTCTCGCGAAACATCCGATACAAAACCACGCTCAGTTGATTAAACACCGCAGCATAGCCGCGGATCATGGCTGGCGTTTCACCAGTTGCCGCCCGCACCTCAAACGACTCAATTGGTAGGATTCTGCGTTCCATCCTGATCATCTCCTATATCGTTTGGCGTGCTGCCAACCGGGGTCATATTTAAGGGGCGCATATACTGATCGCCGTTGCTAATCTCATTCATCCCGATCATTTCTCGCACGTCATTCACACTAAAATAGCCATTCTGCATCCCAGAAACAAACCATTTCTGCTGAGCATCTGTGTTGCCAATCGTCAGACCAAACGTATCAAACTGCGCAAAATAGCTCTTTCGCTCATCAGGCCGCAACAAATCCCGACTAATCGCCTGTTGCCAGATTTGCAGCCATGGGCTCAGCGTATAGCGTACAAAATCCAGCCCTTGCTCCTCAATGTTGCTAAACGTCGCCCTGCTCAGATCACCCACCATATGGGGCGGCACCCGGAAGATAGCTGCAATCTCCGAGCGTTTAAATTGAGTCGTCTCAATGTATTGGGCATCCCGGGCAGGGATTGAAAACTCCTTGATATCCGTGCCCTCTTCCAGAATGGCAACTTTGTGCGCATTTTCAATACCGCTATGCCGCGCCTCCCACGATGTTTTCAGCCGCTCATAGGCCTTATCACCCAGTGCTTTGGGACTGGTCAGCACCAGCCCAGGGCGCGCACCATTTTCATAGAACTTGGTGCCAAACGCCTCTGCATTGCTTGCCATCTGCAACGCCTGGCGTGCCAGTGCAATCACGCTATATCCCTGCACCCCATCGAATCCCAGCCCACGCAGATGCATGATCTCATCGCGTCGATACCAATTCTCAACGCTGCGCACATCAGGCTCTTGGGTTGGGTCGTCGCTGTAGTAATACCAGAGCCATCCATCTCGCTGGCGATAGATCTGCATCCGGTCCGGGCGCATAGGCCACACCGCAATCAATTCACCCTTGCGGCTATAAATCTTTTGCGCATACGCATTGCCCCACGCTGCCAGATGGCCCTGCATAATCATTCGCAGCTCAACGCTCGTCATTTCATCGTTGGGCAAATCCCGCAGAATTGAAAACAACGGATGGCGATAGGCCCTGAACTTGCCCCGCTTGCCCCGCACCATCAGATTGAGCGGCAGCGATGCCAACGATTCTGACAGCACCCGCACGCACGCCAGCACCGTAGGGATCTGCGTCGCATTCGATGGCGTCACCGGTGCGCCCGCCGTGCTTACACCACGCAGCGAACTCATCAAATCGGTACTAAACGCCACGCCTCTCTTTTCCGTTGCTGGCTCAAACAGCCTACTGATCAGCCCCATGTTTTGCCCCGGCCCGCTTCAGCGCGCTCAATAACCCGGTCGTTAGTAAAACCACACCCACAAACACCACCGCCCACGCCCCACCAGCGAGCATATATATACCAGTCGCAGTCAGCAGCGCCCCCACCAACACAATCACATCAGTTGCATCAAACCGTGCTGGCATCCTTACCCCCTGCTGGTGTTTCCGTGGAAACATTCACCTCAGCCCGATCTGCATCAGCCTGTTGGCCATCGCCCTGGAGGGTATCCGGGTGCGATCGCTCGGCAAACGCCGCCCAGGCCTCTGCCATCCCTGCACGCAAGGCCCTGCGCTTTCTGCTCATCGGTGCCACTCTGCGGAATCTCCCGCCCGGATTTCGTATTGCCATAATTTTGAGTAATAAAAAAGGCGCATTCGCCTCTATAACCTTTGGGGTTATAAAAACGAATGCGCCTCGCAATTGCTTATCGCCTAAGTATATTTGATTTAATATCAATCTGGTGAGCGTGACCGGACCCACCAGCAAAATTCGCCACCGGCCTGGCTAGTCGGAGTCGTTCAAATTCACCCCAACGATGAGCCCGAGACGCCTGTAAATGGCAGAGGGCATGTAACGGGGATTGGACTTGAACCAATGACCTCAGGATTATGAGACCTGCGAGCTAACCACTGCTCTACCCCGCTATATAAAACCGCCAACATTTGGGCATGTATGTCGCCTACCTCAGCCTTGACGGTGACTGTCTCGATTATAGCACATCTGTGCTGCCCGTCAATCACCAGTTTACGGTTGGTTAAATGTCCGTTTCTAAATCTGCACAATGCCGTACCAACACATCACTCTCTTGCACAGATCTCCCATGCTGCACGCTGGCCAGTAGGTCGAACTGCACCTTCCGCCCATGCCGCTGGCAATCCAACAGCAGTCGCCCTCGCTCAATACGCAGCGTCCCCCAGTACTTTCCCTCAGCCGTCAAGCGTATTTCAGTCTGCTGTTTTTGCGTCATAGGGTGACAGTGTGATCTCTAAAAACCTTATTTTCACGCCCAACGATTCGGAGTGAGCCATCATCCCGAAATGCCAACGCCTGGGAAAATTGGGGCAAAAATTGTATGACGCCGCCACCTGGTAATGTGATTTTGTTGCGTCCTTCCTGCTTTGCAGCATTATTTAAGTGGCACACGATTTCAGCACAATATCGGATCATATCCACCCTATGCACAACGAAAAAAACATGTTCACCTGCGATTGCGCACGTCAGGACATTTTGCAGAATCTTTGTTGTCCTACCTGTTCTGCGATCAGTCATCTATACCTCCAACACATCCCTTTCCTCATACACAGATCTTCCCGCGTCTGGGTCATGCCGTGTCGCACGGTCCAGCGCCATAATCAACGCCACCATGCCATCGATTTTCTCTCTACTGCGCCGCTTGTCTGGCTTCAGGTTGCCCGCCGGGTCCCGCATCGCCACCAGGTTGTGCGCCATCCACGTCAGCACCGGGTTATCACCGTGAGCAATCAAACCACTCACGATCATGCGCTCCAGTTCCTTCATCGGTGCGCTCATCGACTGATACCCTTGCCCAACCTGCACCATCAACATGCCGGCTTTTTCTGCCTGCTGATACACCTGCGCAGATCCCCATCTATCAAAGCCCACATCGATGATGTTGAATTGCTGCGCATCCCGGTCCATCTGCGCATACACATAATCATAATCAATCGTTTCGCCTGGCGTCGCTTCAATAAACTGCTCCTTGCGCCAGGTGTCATAGGGCACCCGATCATCACGTTGCCGCTCCAGAATCCGCTCCTCAGGCACCCAGAACCGACAAAGCACCCGATATCGATCGCACTCCTCATCTGGTGGAAACACCAGCACCCAGGCAGTAATGTCCAGCGTGTTGCTCAGGTCCAGACCGCCATAGCAAGTCTTCCCAGTCAGCGCAGCCTCATCAACCTCACCCGCACACAGTTTCCATTTGTCGGGCGATATCCAAAGCTCCGCCGCATTCGTCCAAACATTCAAATGCTTGGTCAAAAAATGCGTCAACGCAGAACCGATCGATCTGGCCTTCAGCGCCTTATCCCGCAAATCCTCCAGGCTAACACTAACCCCAAGGTTCGGATTGGCTTTTACCCAATTGCGCTCATCTCGCCAGCCCGCAGCGCTCTTGATGTCCTCTTCATCCAGCGTGTAAATGACACCAAAAAACGAATCATTGTCATAGATGCGTTCTAACACCTTGATCGCATAATCGCGCAGTTGGAAGCAAAACGACGCCTGATTAAACCCGGCTGTAGTAATCGCAAACATCATCGGGTTGCGCCTGCTGCCCGTGGCAGTCTCCAGCACCCCCCACACCTCGTCGGATTTATGTGCGTGCAGCTCATCCACCACCGCCCCATGCACATTCAACCCATCCATCGAATTGCTATCACGTCCCAGCGGCTCAAACTTCGTCGCAGTATCTTTGATGTGCAGATTGTCACGAAAACATGTAACCCTGCGCCTCAACGTTGGCGAGGCCTTCACCATCCGT